CAGACCTGCGATGTTGTTCATGCCGACTCCTATGATCTGAAACCAGGATAGTTGCTTGTGATGTCTACCCACGGGGAGTTCTGGTCTCTTCGAGCAAGAACCGCGTTATTTGGGCTCGGAGAAAACCATCCGAGCTCATGGACGGTTTGCCAGGGATTGAGGTACGAACTTAACTGTGCCGGTCCGATCGGAAAATTGGTGTCCTTTCCGTGAGAGTAATCGACGAACAGTATCGTGTACGAAAACGGGTTCCCTGGCCAGTTGATGCTGTTTGGGAACTGTATTTCCGGAAAGTTCATGACAAACGGGTTGGCGTCGACCTTGAACAGCTTCGTAGGACCGGCAACGAAATTTCTGGCGCGATCGTGATAGTGTACGACGTACCACGATTCGCTGGAGTCGTACTCGTTAGAAAACGGAACCGCTTCTTGGTCAGGGTACCTGCCCTCGACGACCGGAACGACGATCCTGTGGGGTGCCCTAAGGTCCGGGGCCCGGCGAAGGCTCACCTGGGTCGGTAGGTCCGACATCCACCAGTTCCTGGGCCCGACGTAATCAAAGACCGCGTACCCGTTGAACGGTTGTCCGGTGCCGGACCACGTTAGCTGCGAGATCCCTGCCGGTAAAACCAGTCTTGCCCGCTGCACCAATGGCATCTCAGACCGCCTGCCCGGGCCGAAGGACGATCAGCTCGTCGATGTTAACCTTCGGGATCGTGAGATAGAATCTCGTGTACGTCATCCCGGGCTCCCACTCCATGCCGATCGTCACGGCCTCGTCGTTCTGGCCCAAAAGCCACCCGACCTCGTGTAGCTCAACGAGACCTACGGCCTCGCTGACGCTTGTGGTATCGCTTGAAAAACAAGCATCGCGCCAGCGCAGATAAATCACCGGGGGCGAGTCGGGCGGGAGCTTGATCTTTGCCTTACGCGCCCCAGGGGACCTTCGGTTCGCGGCTCGCGTACGTGCCATTGTTCTCTGTTACATTTTACCGTGCCCTGGCGCTGGCGCACAGCAAAAATAAACCCCAGGGGCTGACAAACCCTGGGGCGTGAAGGAATTCGACTCTCGGTATCCGGCGGACTTAACCGATCGTGCTCTCGGCGTCGATCGTGCGGTACCGGTAGGTCCCGCCGATACCCGCGGGCCCGTCGAGGACAACGGTCACGAACACGAAGTTGTACGAAACGACCGCCCCGATCTTACCCTCGGGGTTAGCGACGCTAAGATCGCCCGGGATCACGTTGATCTTGAAGCTCTGGCGCTTCGGATCGACCACGTCCGAGGGACCCCGGCCTTCGAGATCAACGGTCCCGATACCGGCGTACCCGAAGACGTACGTCCGGTACTTGGTCGGGGTTCCGCCGAAGTAGACGTTCGTCGACTCAATAACCTTGCAGCCCGCGACCGAGGTAACGACGTCCCGGTCAGCGTACTTGACCAGGGGCGAGCCCTTCGGGTCGGTGTACTTGAAGATGTCCGCGAGACCGGTCGCGTCGGGATCGTTCACCAGGTCATAGGTCGCGAACGGGTGCGCGAAGACCAGGAACTGGTTGTCCTCGAACGGCTGGACGTCCAGGGCCTGGAGCTGGTGCCGGGCGTTCCGAAGGTCAGCGACCCGAAGGTTGGTCGCGAGCGGGTTCAGGTTCGTGCCCGCGCTCTCGGCGTCGATGACGTTACGAGTAATCGTGTCGACCGAGAGACCGGCCCGATAAGCCAGGAGCTCCGAGGCGCTCGTCACGATCGGATCGATCGCGGTGTCCTTCAGAAGATCGGACACGGTGATGAACGCCGTGTACTGCGAGACAGTCGCCTGGAGGATCCGGGAGCTGAGGTTCAGAGAAGTCCCGGTCGTGCCTTCGGTAGCCACGGTAGTATCGGCAGCGAAGTTAGTGTACCGGAAGAACTGAACGGTCCGCCCCGAGCGCTTCGGGAGCATGTCCCTCGTCGCGGCCTGGCGGAAACGGAACTTTTTCATCAAGCGGTCGAGGCCCTTCTTGGAGTAATAGACCGCCTGGAGGTGCGCTAAACCAGCGCTGCTAGTCAGGTTTTGGGCATTAGGAAAATCGGCCATAGTGTCGAATCCTTCGGATTTATATTAGCACACGGTATTCGACACTAAGGCCGTAAGGGGTTATGAATTACCGGCTTGTGACCCTAATCTAGGCCTTGTTGGCCTGATTCAGGCGAGCAAAGATCTGTTCGATCTGTTCTGGCGTCAGAGAATCGGCCACGGACGCGATATCCTGGGGAACCTCGGCCGAGGCCCGGCCCAGACTAGGCGGTCCCTGTGGTCGGAGATCGCGGGCTATGAAGTTCTTCAATTGCTCGAACTGTTGGGCTTGTTGGGCCTGAATGAACTGCTGGTATTGCTGCGGTCCGGGCAGGAGCCCGCGCGCTTGGGCGATACCGTACGCGGCCTCTAGCCCGGAGGCCGTGAACGGCAGGTTGTTCTCCTGGCGTATCTTTTCGAGCGTAGCTACCGCTTCGTTACCGCCCGGGAACTCGGGATGAGCCGAACGGAACTGATAGGCCGCAAGGATCCGGTCCTGTTCGGCGACCCTCGCGAGCGCGTTCCGCAAGAGCTCGGCCGGGTGATCAATGTAGCCGCCGAAGAGCCGGTAGCTGTCGACATAGTCCGCGGCAGCAATCGGGTCCTCGCGGAGGAGCTGAATGTACTTGTCCCTGTTGAACGGCTCGGGCTCGTCGGATGTAACGTACGAGCCCCGGTCGGAGTCCCCGGGCTTGTTGCCCTGAGAGGACTCTGTCAGTTTCTTCTGCATCTCGGCCATCTGGGCCTGATAGGCCGCAACAAGGTTAGTCATCGCGAGCGATAGCTCGTCGGGGCTGGAGAACTTGAACTCTTCGTTCCCGAGCTTGATCGTAATCGGTCCGGGCTGCGGCCCGGTCTGGTTGCCGGGCGATTCCTGGGTACCGGCGGTCGTCTTTTTGACCTCTTCAATGATTTGTTTGAGATCGTCCATGGGTTCCTTCGGGGTTATTGTAACACGAAGTGTTACATTACTGGCCCTCGTCGAGCTCTAGCTCGTCGTCGTGGCCCGAGAACGAACTGTTGCGGAGCAGGTTTTGTAAAATCTCGGCCTCGGCCTGGTTCGTCGGTACGTCCGGAACGAAACCGAGCGAGTTTCGAACGCTCTCGGCCTCGTCGCGGACCGATTCCGGGAGACCACGGAGCTTGGAAATCACGGTCCGAAGGGCCCGCCAGTCCGAGACCGCCCGGCGCTCACTAGAATCGCTGTCTGCGAAGTAAATTCGGTCCGCGGCGTCGTCAAGATCGGCCTGAAGAGCGTCCAAAAGGAGCTGAAATTCTGGCATGGTCCGCAAGCGCGCGAGACCAGCGACCTCTAGGAACGAGAGTTTCATAATTCTGGCGTATTACCTGGCTCCTGAGGGCCTGTTGGGCCGGGCTCGGGGCCTGTTTGGGCCGCTTGGCGTGCCTCGGCGGCCAGTTTTGACTTCAGGTACTCAAGAATCAGCTCTTGCTGGCGCGTAACGGCCGCGAGTTGGGCTTTCATGGCTTCGAGTTCTTGCTTTGCCCTGGTCTCGGCGAGCTTCATGTGGTGTTCTTGCAAGCGAGACTCGTGTTCGAGACGAAGTTTTTCGGGGTTTTCGTCCTCATGCGAGGCCCCGGCCATGATTTTGGCCTTCTCCAGCTCGGCCTCGGCCTTCATCTGGCCCATCCGCAGGCGGGTATCGCGCTCGATCTGGGCGATCTGGAGCTTTTCGGACATCTGTTGCTGCTGCGCGGCCTGGGCCCGGGAGGCCTGATAGGCCTGTTGCTCCTCCGGGGTCATGTCTCGGAAGAGCGCGTACCGGCGGGAGGTACCAGCGACGTCCTGGAAGAGCTTGAGAAACTCGGCCGGATCGAATGTTTTACCGATCGAAGCGAGCTGTTCGAGGAACGGACCGTTGAAAACGAACTGCGAGACCATCGGAAACATCTGCGCAAGCCGGTCCCGGGACGCGAGACGGTCCGCGGCCTCGATCCGGAACTTCATGGGCTTGCGAAAGGCCTCGGCGGAGATGTACCGGATATCGTTCGTAGGGTTCTCGGAGCCCGGGGCCGCGAGCGCCGGGAGCACGTCGGTCACGATCGTGTGGTACTGAACGATCCGATAGAGCTTGTACAGCATCGGGACCAGCATATGGTCCGTGATGTTCGAGACGATCTTGTGCAGTCGCGAGCCCGCGGCCTGCATCTGGGCCTGAATTCCGCCAGCGGTACGGTTCGCGTTCG